TTGGCGGCGGACAGCAAGGCTTCTGGTCGGTGGGACACGGCCAAAGGTGGGATGTACTACGCCGTGGGCGTTGGTTCGAACCTCGCGGGTCGTGGTGGTGACTTGGTTATCATTGATGACCCGCACTCGGAACAGACGGCTATGTCGAACAGCGGGTTTGACGATGCGTGGGAGTGGTACACGGGCGGTCCTCGCCAGCGTTTGCAGCCCGGCGGCAGCATTGTTCTTGTTCAGACGCGGTGGTCTGAGAAGGATATGACGGGTCAGCTTCTGCGGGCCATGGCCAAGGACCCTTTGGCTGACCAGTGGGAGATTGTGGAGCTTCCTGCGATATTTGATGACGAGACGCCGTGTTGGCCGGAGTTCTGGAGTCTTGAAGATCTGACCGCGGTCCGCGCATCTATTCCTCCGAGCAAGTGGAATGCGCAGTACCAGCAGAATCCGACGGGTGAAGAGAACGCGATTATCAAGCGCGAATGGTGGCGTCGTTGGGAGAAGGAGACGGTTCCGCAGCTTGAGTATGTGATTCAGAGTTATGACACGGCGTTTAGCAAGCGTGAGACGTCGGACTACAGTGCGATTACGACGTGGGGTGTGTTTTACCCAAACGAGGGCGGGAGTGGGCCTAATCTGATCTTATTGGACAGTAAAAAGGGTCGATGGGATTTCCCGGAACTAAAGGACATTGCTCTGGATAACTACAAGTTCTGGGAGCCGGACACGGTAATTATTGAAGCGAAGGCGTCTGGTATGCCTTTGACCCAAGAGTTGCGGAGCATGGGTATTCCGGTTGTGAATTTTACGCCGTCTCGTGGCAACGACAAGCTGACGCGGGTGCATAGTGTGTCGCCGTTGTTTGAGGCCGGGTTTGTTTGGGTCCCCGACGAGACGTTTGCGGACGAGATGATTGAAGAGGTTGCGGCATTCCCGAATGGGGAGCATGATGACTTGGTCGATAGTATGACACAGGCTTTGATGAGGTATCGTCAGGGCAATTTTGTGCAATTACCTACAGATGACTGGGCGGACGAAGAAAACTCTGCTAAAGTCCACGCATACTATTAGGAAGCATCGCCATCATGGACGAATCGCGAGTAAATTTAGGTGCAGGGGCCCCCGGTGGAGCCGGGGACTTTTCGTTTGAAGTTGGCGGTTACGAAATTTCGCCTCGCGCCTATGTTGAAGGAAGCTACGGCGGCAGCACGCCATATGTATATTTGCCTGAAGGCGATGTCCTTCTTGAACAGAAGATGATGCAGGCGTCGGGGAAGATAGGTGCGGACATAGTTTCTCCCGGCGGAGACCGGTTTGGCGGCGCGGTGTCGGGCGCATACGCGCGTGGCAGCACGAAGTTCCCGGAACAACTGCAACGCTACGGGGCCCCCGCAAAAGTTACTTATGGCACTCGCGGGGTCGAGCCGACTGAGTACCGCGGATATTACGAGCCTAAAGGCGGCCCGCGGTTCGAGGGCTATTATAGGCCTGCCATGCCCGGCGGTCGTCCTGACTACGGCATTTCTGCCAGCAAGGTTTTCCGCTTTGAAGAAGGCGGCGCTGCTCCGTACGAGATGGATATTCCTGACCCGATGGCCGTGAGCCGCGGACCTTCTGCCGAGGTTGTCCTAGCCGATGTTTACAAATCGCGGCCCGCGGACCAAGAGGAGGGCATTGGGTCGCTGATATGGGACAAGTTGACGGGTAGTTACAGCGACGAGGGTTTGCGGGAGTCTGCTCGCACTGGGGCCCGCCGGTCTGATGCTTTGTATGGCTCGGGTCCTACGTTCATGGATCAGTTGATTACGGATTATGGTTATCCGTCTGTTTACGATCCAGAGCTTGGCAAGTATGTTATCCCGACGGACAGAACGCGGTATACTGAGGCGGAGCGTTATGCGCGGCCCGCGGGCCGTTATGATTTGCCTTCGTACCCTGAGCTAGAGGATGCGCGGGCGCACATGCTTGGTTCGGCGGATGTGGCTAGCAAGTATGGTCCGCGGACCGCGGAACTTGCTGGGGACGTCGCGGAGTTTGTAGAGACGTTTGCGCCTTTCCCGGTTGGTGGTTCTAGTTTAGGGGATCGCGCGATGGATACGCGGAACAATGCGGTTGGTGTCCAGATTTTTAAGAAGGCTGGTATTGCTGCGGATCTTCCGACGCTGACGCGGATGGTTGACCGCGAGGTGTTTAACCAGTTGGACAGGATCATGGGGCGGACCCGTGAGGAGCAGATGACGCCTCCTTCTGAGATGGCCCGCGCCCCGCGGAACTTTAAGAGTCCCGAGGGGGGCCCTGATCTGTATTATCCGCGGGACGAGCGCGGGTACTTTGCAACGATGCGTCCGATTCTTGGATTTTCGCGCCAGCGATATTCGAGTGATTGAGGAGGATAGAGTATGGCGAGAGCACCTATTGGTGGCTTGATGGACACGAGGGTCCCTTCCCAGCTTGACGAGGAGGATCTTGCGGCCGAGGTAGAGCTGGAGCTTCCTGACTCGCAGAACCGTGTTCTGGCGATGATTGACGCTGAGAATATTGGAGAGATTGAGATTACGCCGGACGAAGATGGCGGCGTGACGATTGATTTCGACCCTCAGGATCAGCGCGGGGAGGATGAAGATTTTTATGCGAATCTGGCGGAAGAAATACCGGATCGCGAGCTTGGTCGTATTTCGAGCGAGCTTATGGGTGAGTTTGATTCCAATAAGGCGAGTCGCCAAGAGTGGGAGGAGACTTATTCGAACGGGCTTGAGCTTCTTGGTTTTACGTATGAGGAGCGGACGCAGCCGTTCCGCGGGGCTTCTGGTGTGACACATCCGCTTCTGGCGGAAGCGGCGACGCAGTTTCAGGCGCAGGCTTTCAATGAGCTTTTGCCGCCGTCGGGTCCTGTCCGGACTGTCGTTATGGGCAAGGAGACGCGGGCGAAGGTCGAGCAGGCCCATCGCGTCAAGCAGTTCATGAATTATTACGTCACGAATGTGATGGAAGAATACACGCCTGACATGGATCAGATGCTGTTCTATCTGCCGTTGGCGGGTTCGACGTTTAAGAAGACGTATTATGACGAGACCTTGGGCCGGGCGGTGTCGCGGTTTGTCCCGGCCGAGAACCTTGTTGTGCCGTATGAGACGGCTGATTTGGAGACTTGCCCGAATATCACGCAGGTTGTCCGCATGTCTCTGAACGATTTGCGGAAGAATCAGGTTGCCGGGTTTTACCGAGACGTCGAGGTTATTCCGGCGCAGGCTGAGATGAGCAGCCTGAGTGAAGAGATGGACCGGATTGAGGGTTTTGAGCCGTCGCAGGTTGATTACGACTGCACAATCCTTGAATGCCACGTTGATCTGGACCTTGAGGGGTACGAAGATACTGACGAGGACGGCCAGCCGACGGGAATCAAGATCCCGTATATCGTGACGATTTCGCAGGATAACGGTCAGGTTTTGTCAATTCGGCGCAATTATCGCGAAGACGATGAGAAAAAGCGCAAGATTGCGTATTTCACGCACTTCAAGTTCCTTCCCGGCTTTGGCTTCTATGGCCTTGGTCTAATCCACACTATTGGCGGTCTGTCACGGACCGCCACGGCGGCACTGAGGCAGCTTATTGACGCCGGTACGCTGTCCAATCTCCCGGCGGGCTTTAAAGCCCGAGGACTGCGTATCAGGGACGACAATGATCCGCTTCAGCCCGGTGAGTTCCGTGATGTGGACGCTCCCGGAGGGGCTATTCGTGACAGCCTTATGCCGCTGCCGTTCAAGGGCCCCGACCAGACCCTGTTCAATCTTCTTGGTTTTGTGGTTCAGGCGGGCCAGCGGTTTGCGACGATTACTGATCTGAAGGTTGGGGACGGCAACGATCAGGCGGCGGTCGGTACGACCATTGCTATGATCGAGCAAGGCTCGCGGGTCATGAGCGCCGTACATAAGCGCTTGCACTACGCCATGCGGCAGGAGTTTAAAATTCTTTCTCGTGTGATGAGCGAGTCGCTGCCGCAGGAGTACCCGTATTCCATCGCTGGTGGCGACCAGAAGATCATGCGGGAAGACTTTGATGACCGTGTGGACGTGATCCCGGTCAGCAATCCGAATGTGTTTAGTCAGGCGCAGCGCATCTTGCAGGCCCAGACGAAACTTCAGCTTGCCGCGCAGGCTCCGGAACTGCACAACATGCACGAAGTTTTCCGGGATATGTACGAGGCGCTTGGCGTCACGGATGTAGACCGGATCATGAAGACGGTCCCGAGCGAAGATCCGCTGCCGATTGATCCGGCGCAGGAGAATGTCAACGCTCTGGATATGTTGCGGTTGAAGGCATTTGAGGGCCAGAACCATCAGGCGCACATTATGGCTCATATGATTTTTGGTTCTACGCCGATGGTATCGGCTCTTCCGCCTGTCGCGATGGAATTGCAGAAGCACGTCATGGAGCATGTCAAGATTGCCGCGCAGGAGCAGGCGGCTGTTGCTTACTTGCAACAGGTACAGCAGCAGGGCGGGCAGCCCGCCGACGAGGAACAGATGCTCCAGATCGAGCAGCTTACCGCCCAGTTCATCGCGGAGGGTATGCAGCAGCTCAAAGAACTTTCTGGTCAGTTGTCTGGCGCGGATGCCCCCGATCCTCTGGTGCAGCTCAAGGAAGCGGAGCTCCAGATCAAAGCGCAGGCGGAGCAGGCGGACGCACAGAATGACCAAGCCAAATTGCAGCTTGACGCGCAGAATCAGCAGATTAGGGCGGAACAGTTCCAGCAAAGATTGGCGTCGCAAGAGAAGCAGACGCAGGCGCGTATTCAGTCTGCGATGGAACGTGAATTACTCAAACAGCAGAGAGGGCAGTGATATGAAGGGTGCAGTTAAGATTGTGACGAACAAGCCGGGTCCGGCACAGAAGGCGGTTGATTACGCTGACATCAAGGGTCAGGGCCGGATTCCCTACGGCAAGACGGCTGATGCGCCGATGGCGGGTAACACTTTCCGCAAAATGAAGATGCGCGGTACTGGTGCGGCCATCAAAGGCAAAGACTTTATGGGCTGCTAAGATGCCTCTAAAGAAGGGCGGCGGCAAAAAGACGATTAGCTCCAATATCAGCAAGCTTGTCGATGAGGGCTACCCTCAGAAGCAGGCGGTGGCTATTGCGTTGTCTAGTGCCGGTAAGTCCAAAAATAAGCCTAAAAAGGTGATGAAGGCTGCAAAGGGCGGCGTGGTCCGCGGGTATAGTCCCATCGCCCGCCCGCAGCGATTCAAAGGTGTCTTCTAGCCGGTATAATTTTGTGCTAAATTAACTAATAAGTTAATTGCACGGGGTTTGTCATGTCCGTAGAGACATTTTTGCGCTGGAAGATTATTCCGCGGATCATGATGGCCGCGATGACCATTATGAGCTGGCGTGTAGTCGAATGGTTTATGACGCTCGACGACCCGACTCCTTCGCAGGCTGCTCTGGTATCCGTCGTTACCGGCGCCATGACAGGCGCTTTTGCCGTATGGATCGGCCATGAGAAGGACGTGCCCAAGAAAGACGGGTGACGCATGGCCGCGAAGATAAACGAAAATACGGAACTCCAAGTTCCTCTCCGCAACTTAATCAGCATGGTCATTTTTGCATCTGTGGCCACGTGGGGGTATTTTGGGGTTCTGGAAAGGATTAACCAGCTAGAACATGCCGCGGAAATGACGCGGCATGAGCAAAAGCTTAATAGCGAGTTCCGTATACGCTGGCCCCGTGGCGAGCTTGGCAGTTTGCCAGCCGATGCGGAACAGTTTATGAAGCTAAGGCACTTAGAGGACGAGCTCGCAAAACTCACGAATACATTGGAGCGCGGCGAGGCGCCCTTCGACCGTCAACAGAAACTGACCTTGGAGTTTTTTGAAAGGCGTGTTGCGAACATGGAGTCTGAGTTGCAGAAACTGAAAGATGCTACACTCCAGTTGAAAGCTAATGGCCACAACAACAAATAGGTGAAGGTATGCTTCAAGCCCTTATTGGTCCGGTAACCGGGCTACTCGATAAATTTATTCCTGACGCTGGCGAAAAGCAGCGCCTAGCTCATGAAATTGCCACGATGGCTGAAAAGCAGGCGCACGAAATTGCGCTGGCCCAGATCGAAGTGAATAAAGTCGAAGCCGCGGGTGGATGGTTCCGCGGGGGGTGGCGCCCTTTTGTCGGCTGGTCCTGTGGGCTGGCCTTGTTTTGGCACTTTTTGGGACAGCCAGTTGCAATTTTCATTCTGACAATGTTCAATGTGGCGTATGCGCCGCTTCCGACGTTCGACATGAATCAGCTCATGACTGTTCTTTTTGGGCTGTTGGGTCTGGGAGCGTATCGAAGCTTCGAGAAGGTCAAGAAAGTCTCCTCGTAAGGGGGCTTTCTGGGCGTTGTCTTGCCCGATTTTAGACAGCAGAACGGTCAAATCTGCGAAACAATATTGACGGAGTGGCTTCTCCGAAAGGGGTTCTATGTCTGTCGGCCTTTGTCGGGGACTGGTCCTGTTGATGTTGTTGCTTATAACGACGACGGGGAGGTTTATTTCCTGGATGCCAAACAAGACGCGATTAGGACGACTAAAGACAGAAAGAATCCGCATAGGATACACCGCCCTTTGTCCGCTACTCAGAGACTTCTTAACGTCAGAGTAGCGTATGTCAACATTGACACGGGCGAGGTTCATATCGTTCCTCCCCTTGAAGAGGATGAATCATGAGTTTTTTCTTATCCACACGCAGCAAAGAAAAATTAATCAAGGTTGAGGACGGCCTCGCTGTTTGCGTTAAAAAAGCCATCCATATCACAAAGGTGGATTTCGGGGTTATAGAAGGCCTACGAACTCCGGAACGTCAGTTGGAATTGTACGAAAAAGGCGCCAGCCAGATTAAGGAAGGTGGCAAGCACGTCTTAGGCTTGGCCGTCGATCTTGTCGCTTACATCGGGCCGCGGGCGTCTTGGGAGCTGAATCTTTATGATGACATTGCGGATGCCATGAAGGCCTCCGCGCTAGAGCTAGGCATAAGCCTTCGTTGGGGCGCTGCTTGGCACCGCAATTTGACGGATTTTGAAGGCACCTCCGAAGAGCTTATGAACGAGTACATCGATCTACGCCGGTCCGAGGGTAGGCGCCCCTTCATAGACGCGCCTCATTTTGAATTAAATTGGCAAGACCCCTATCTATCTGAAATGAAACGTGCTACGATATTATCGTAAATTGTTCGATAATATGCGGGAGAAGCATGGATCAGCTTTTTATCGCCGAGGCCGTCTTTAAGATCTTGAGAGAGAGGCGGCAGGGCATAGCGGACATCATGTTGTACGGCAACGTGAAGTCTATGGAGCATTATCGTGAGCTCATGGGCAATCTGGAGTCCATAAATCACGTGGAACAGGAACTCAAGGGCCTGCTGGAAAAACAGGAGCGAACAGATGGCTAAAAAAGCAATTGATCTATCGGCTATCGGGGAAGCCGTTGAAAAGATCACTAAGAAGTCGAAGGGACAGACCCTCGACGAGGTGTACATCGAATCCCCCAGACTCAACCCCGACATGATCGGGAAAAGTCTCCTAGATAGGATGCCGGAGCCGACTGGCTGGCGCATCCTGATTCTTCCATATCGAGGAAAGGGTAAGACGGAAGGCGGGATTTATCTGCCTTCTGAGACCCAAGATAGGGCTCAGATCTCCACGCAGGTGGGGTACGTCTTAAAAATTGGCCCATTGGCCTACAAAGACCCGGAGAAGTTCCCGTCAGGACCGTGGTGCGCGGAGAAACAGTGGGTAATGTTCGCCCGTTATGCTGGGTCCCGGTTCCAGATTGACGGCGGGGAGGTCAGGATTCTCAACGACGACGAGATTTTGGCCACAATCCTTGATCCCGAAGACATCCATCATCTCTAGGAGAAAAAAATGGCTGAAGAAAATACTTCCGAGCTTGACGTTGATATTGATACCGCCGGTCCCGACGCCGAGGTAGAGATTGAGTCTGTTGCGGCTTCCGAAAATAGCGAAACCCATGATGATGGGGCTGATGACCCGTTCCAGAAAGCCGAGACTTCGACCCAGAAACGCATAGATCGTCTGACGAAGAAAATGCGGGAGGCTGAACGGCGCGAGCAGGAGGCTATCCGCTATGCTCAGGCTGTCCAGAACGAGGCAACGCAGCTAAAGAGCCGGATGAACGCCCTTGATGATAATTATGTGGCGGAATACTCAAACCGGGTTTCCTCTCAGATGCAGCAGGCCGAGAATGAATTGGCCCGGGCTATTGAGATTGGTGACTCTGAGGCCACGGTACAGGCCCAGCGCAAGCTGACGGCTTTGGCCATTCAGGCGGACCGTGCCGAGCAGGCCAAAGTCCAGCAGGAGCGGGTTCGCCAGCAGGAGGAGGCCGCGCGGATTTACGCGGCTCGTAATCCGATGCCCGCTCAGGCTCCCAAGCGACCGGACCCGAAGGCAGAGCAGTGGGCTCTGCGTAACAGTTGGTTCGGCCAAGATGAAGCCATGACTTACGCGGCCTTTGGAATCCACAAAGCATTGGTGGAAGATGAGGGATTTGACCCGCAGAGTGATGACTACTATACTGAACTTGATCGCCGTATTTCCGATAAGTTTGGAAACGGTGCAAGTAACGCCAGCAGACGACCCGCTCAGACGGTTGCCGGTGCGAATAGAACGACTTCTGGGCGCAGTGGGAAAAAGGTTCGTCTCACCCCGAGCCAAGTCGCGATAGCGAAAAAATTGGGTGTGCCGCTTGAAGAATACGCGAAATACGTGAAGGAGTAATGAAGATGAGCGAATTTGAGAACCAGATGGAAGCGCCCATCAACAGAACTTCTCGCGCTAATAAGACCCGGGAAAAGACGGCTGTGCGTAAGCCGTGGGCTCCCCCCTCAATGCTAGAAGCACCGCCTGCACCGGACGGTTTTAAGCATCGTTGGATTCGTGCCGAAACGCGCGGGTTTGATGATACAAAAAACGTGAGCGCTAAGATGCGCGAAGGCTGGGAACTTGTCCGTAAGGACGAATACCCGGACTTTGAGGCCCCGGTAGTTGAATCAGGTAAATATGAAGGTGTCTTTGGCATTGGCGGATTGCTTCTTGCTCGCATTCCTGACGAGACGGTTGCGGAACGGACCGCATACTTCCAGCAGAGGAGTATGGACCAGATGCAGGCCGTCGATCATGACATGATGCGCGAGAACGCACACTCAACAATGACGATCAACAGACCTGATCGTCAATCTCGTGTAACCTTCGGTGGCCCACGAAAATAGGGCTGCCTCAATAGGAGAAACCTAAAATGGCAAATCAAGATACTGCCTTCGGTCTTCGTCCTATCGGGCTCAACGGGGCGGGTGCTAACACCACTGGTGTTACGCAGTACGAAATCGCCGCTGCCAACACGAACGCCATTTACCAGTATTCGCCGGTCATTCCGCTGTCTACTGGTTTTGTGGATATCGTGGGCAACGCGAATGGCGGTACTGTCCCTGCGCTTGGAGTTCTGATGGGCGTTGAATATGTTGATAGCTCTTCCAAAAAGACTGTTTGGAAGAACTATTGGCCGGGCGCTAACAACGTCAGCGTTGATAGCAATTTCCCGGTTAAGGCCTTTGTTGCGGACAACCCGAACCAGCTCTTCATGTGCGCTGCGGACGGTAGTGTCACTAACAAGGCCACTGCCATCGGTCATCTGTTCTCGAACGTCTCGCTCGCGAGCGGCACTTCGGGTTCGACGGCTAATGGTCGTTCGACGGCTGAACTGGACATTTCCACTGTTGCCACCACGGCCACGCTTTTCATGCGTGTTGTCGGGCTCACCACTGATGTGGCGAATCTCGATTATGATGCGGCGGGCGTGAACTATGTTGTCCGGTTCAATTTTCATCACAACGCTCCCGCTAGCTCGTCTGACTCTCAGACGACTGCGGACAGCACCGGCATTTAAGGAGGGATAGAAAATGGCTATTTCTCGCGCACAACTCGCGAAAGAGCTGGAACCCGGCCTTAATGCTTTGTTCGGGCTCGAATATGATCGTTACGAGAACGAGCACGCTGAAATCTTCGAAGAGGAGTCCTCGGACCGCGCTTTCGAAGAAGAGGTGATGCTCGGTGGGTTCTCCACCGCACCGGTCAAGGGTGAAGGCACCGCCATCACTTTTGACGATGCTCAGGAGACCTATACGGCTCGTTACACGCATGAGACGGTCGCGCTCGCCTTCTCGATCACGGAAGAGGCTATCGAAGATAACCTCTATGATCGTTTGGCTTCGCGCTACACGAAGGCTCTTGCCCGTTCGATGGCTCAGACCAAGCAGATCAAAGCTGCGGCCATCCTGAACAATGCGTTCAGCACCAGCTACCCGATTGGTGACGGTGCGGCGCTTTGCTCGTCGGCGCATCCCAGCCTTTCCGGCAACCAGCGCAACCAGCTTTCTGTGGCGGCGGATCTCAATGAGACCTCGCTTGAGCAGATGCTGATTGATATCGCCGGTCTGACGGACGAACGTGGTCTCAAGATCGCGGTTCGTGGTATGAAGCTCATCATTCCGAAGGAGCTTCAGTTCATTGCGGAGCGAGTTATCAACTCGAACCTCCGTTCTGGCACCGCGGACAACGATACGAATGCCATGAAGTCTATGGGTATGCTTCCGGAAGGTGCGGTGGTTAACCACTTCCTCACCGACACGGACGCCTACTTCATCAAAACTGACGCGCCGAATGGTTTCAAGTACTTCAATCGTTCGCCCATCAAGACGGCGATGGAAGGTGACTTCGACACCGGCAACATGCGGTTTAAGGCCCGTGAGCGTTATAGCTTCGGCGTCTCGGACTGGCGTGCGGTCTTCGGTACTGCGGGCGCCGCGTAAGCGGTTCCCGATGAGTAAGAGATGGGGCCGCCTTCGGGCGGCCCTATTTTTTTGTGCGGTTGCCGGATAAGCTTTTCTGATATAAACTGTGTTTGTCCCTGACGGCCGCATTCCGCGGTCGACAAGCCAAGACAGGAGAACATCATGGCGAATACGACTTTTACGGGTCCGGTACGCTCGGAAAATGGATTCAAATCCATTAACAAAAGCTCTACCACAGGAGCGGTTACCGAAGTTTCCACCTACGGCGGCGCCCCGGTTGCTCTAAGCGACGGTGACGTAACCCTCACCAACGCAACACACAGCGGGCGTGTTCTTATCGTTCCCGATGGTGGTCAGGATAACACCTACACCCTCCCGAGCCCTGTTGCGGGCGCCAATTTTGTGTTTGTTTACGGTGGCGCCGCGGCAGACGCTACGGATTTCATCGTAGATGCGGGCGACGACGCTAACTACTTCATCGGCAATGTTGCTTTTAACGACACTGACGATGGCGCGGCTTCTGTTGTTTTTGCTGACGGCAATTCCAACAGCAAGCTTCAGGTCAATGTTCCGGGTTCTGCGGTCGTGAACATCGTGGCTAAAGACGATACGAATTGGTACGTCTGGGGTTCTGTCACTGGAGCTACTGCACCTGCGTTCTCCGATCAGTAAGAGGGGATAAACGATGGCTGATGCGGTAACATCCCAGACTCTTTCCGATGGTCCTAAGTATGCGGTGATGAAATTCACCAATATTTCGGACGGAACCGGCGAGAGTGCTGTGACTAAGGTGGATGTATCCGCTCTTGCTTCTAGCGCGGATGGCGACGCCTGCACGGGCGTCGTCATCGAGCGTATCTGGTGGCAGTGCATTGGTATGAAGGTGCAGATCCTTTGGGATGCCACTTCCGACCAGTTCTGCATTGAGCTGGGCGAGAACCAGAGCGGAAACCACGACTATACCATATTCGGCGGACTTACTAATAACGCCGGTACTGGTAAAAATGGTGATATCAAGTTTACGACTGTTGGGGCCACGACTGCCGACACGTACACTGTTATCCTTTATCTGCGTAAGCAGTTTAATTAGGAGGCATTCGAATGGCTCGTGAAGTTAGCTCAATAACGCGGGTTGGCACTAGCGAGCCATTCGAACTCCAAGTTTCTCGTGGACAAATCGCTTACCACGAATTTATTCACAAATTTGGGTATAACCCCAGTATTGGAGCCGCAGACGAGACAATTTGGTCGGAAGGGGGCCTTTATGTGTACCCCACTTCAGCCTCTACCATGTATATCTCTAGCAGTTCCGCAGCGGACACAGCGGCTGGAACCGGCGCTAGAACAGCCACGGTTTATGGATTGGACGCTGATTTTGAGCAGATAAGCGTAACAGTCTCGTTAAACGGTCAAACCGGGGTCCAGTTAAACGGTGCTTTGAACTGGTATCGCGTCAATCGCATTGTTGTAAACACCGCAGGTTCTGGTGGAGCTAATGCGGGCGTTTTGTATGTGGGCACGGAGGCAACTCCTTCCGGCGGTGTTCCCACAAATAAATACGCCACCGTTGCTATCGGAGATAACCAGACACTCATGTGTCTTTGGACTGTTCCGGTAGGCTACACGGCCTATCTTCACCAAAAAGATGTTTCAGCTTCTTCTTCTGCGGGCAAATTTGCTATTTTTACGTTGGTCACGCGACCAGATGGTGGGGTCTTCAATGTTAAAGATCGGGTAACTTTAGCCAATAACTCAACCAGCATTCCGTACTGGAACCCGATTGTCCTTACAGAGAAAACAGATATCGAAGTTCGTGCAATAGCTGACTCCGTGGGGGGAACAATTACTGCCTCTGCTACTCTTGATATCACTTATATTAAGAACGGGGATACGCTGTAATGCCTACTACGAAAGACGTTAAGCGTCTCCCCTCTGGAAGGATAAAGTATCGCGATGAGACGTTTGCAGGTTTCAACAAACCCAAGCGTACTCCCGGTAAAAGCAAGAAAAGCGCGGTCCTTGCTAAGAAGGGCTCCGAGATTAAGCTGGTTCGATTCGGCGACCCCAAAATGTCGATCAAAAAAGATCAGCCGGGACGTCGAAAAAACTTTCGTGCTCGTCATTCTTGCGATACCGCCAAGGACAAGTTTAGCGCCCGTTATTGGTCCTGTAAGGCTTGGTGAGGTCGAGATGCGCGTTGAAGAAGTTCTCAGCAAGCTTGAAAAGCATGAAGCGGAATGTAACCTTCGGTACACTCGTATTGAGGAACGCTTAGACGATCACAAAAACAACCTGAAAAGCTTAGATATCAAACTTTGGGGGTTGGCCGTATTGATCGTTGTTTCCCCCTTGGTTCATAAATTGTGGGGCTAGGATGGGATCCCGCGTAAAAACCGGTCCTAAGTCATCTCCTTGCGGTGTTACTTATTATCGTAAAGGTGGGGCTGTTAGGAAAAAGTCAAAGGGCAGCAAAATATGCCCCGAAGGCAAGGCTTGGGCTGAAAGGACTTTTGACACATACCCAAGCGCCTATGCTAACCTTGCCGCATCTAAATACTGTAAGGACCCTAACTACGCCAAATCATCTAAGGGCGGCAAAAGGAAGGGTCGATAATGTCTTTAAAGGAATGGCTAGATGAAGATTGGGTCAGAATTGATAGCCGCGGTAACATCGCAGGTCCGTGCGGCACTTCTAAAAATAAAAAGCGCCCTGACCGTTGCCTACCAAGGAATAAGGCAGAAAGTCTCAGCGTTTCTGAAAGAGCTGCGACTGCGGCTAAAAAGAAGCGCGGCGGCGCTTCTGGGAAAAAGGTAGTACCTAATACCTCCAAAGCAAAAGTGCGCAGGATGGCCGATGGTGGGG